GAACATTAAGAACAAATTGCACCCTACGGTCAATAGAATACTATCTGCAAGACAAAGAGCTAACAAGAACCTCAGAGGTTTTGCCGCTATGCTTGATGCTGGCTTTAAGAAGATTAAAGCAGCACCAATGTCTGCCACGATTTGGTTCATGACTGCTGTAGCAGCTGCTGCTGCCATATCCTTTGGAGCTTTCAAACTGTTCCGACAATTTTTCGGAATGACGGCTAACGTTGTTGCCCACGCAGGAAACGCTGCTAAGGAAAAGAACTACGCCCTCAAGAACGAACAGAAGAAACGCGAAGAAGAAGCCCGTGCTAACCGCAGGGGTGACGATTACTGGGAGCAAGTCCACGCCCCATCTGGCTGGTCTAGGAAGCACATGGACGAGTTTGCCGAAGAACACGGTTTTGGAGCACTCGCTAGTGTAATGGGAAAGCATGCTAAATCAGCACAGCGATTCTATGAGACAAATGGTGCCTTCAACCCAGCAACCAGGAAACCCACAGGCCGTAATACGGTCAATGGTTCCGCCGACACTGACCTAGTGTTTGATAACGGAGAGCCTGTCAAAGTACAAGGATCTGTTAATCTTAAAGCCGATGAACTCAGAGATTTTATCGGTTCTATGGTTATGAAAAACGTTATAGTGTGTGACATAGCAGGACGAAAACGCGCTCAGCGTGGTGTCTTCATCTGCGAAAACCTTATAATGACCACGTCCCATTTCTGGTTGCACCATTCGGGCGACCAAATGGATCTATCTGATGCGTACTTCGTGTTCCAGAGGATGTTCCAAGAAGAGGCTGATGGTTTTAAAATAGACACTGCCAATCTCATTATTGACGAATCGTTGGATGTAGCCTATTTAAGGCTGGATAAACCAGTCCGTGGAGTGAAGAATATATCAAAGTTCTTCCCACGGGAGACTGAAGTATTTAAACACGACACAGCTAACATACTTAGTATGCGCGGTATGCCAGGGAAAGATGTAGGGCACGTATTCCCATACGTGGATAACATTGGTAACATGCGCGAAATGCTCGAATGCATCGAGTACAATATGCCTAAGAGAACGTACTACTGCAAGGGTTACACCTACGAGAGTACTCTTGGTAAGGGTGACTGTGGTGCCCCCGTCATAGTGATGAACGATAATAACCAACCAAGAATTATTGGTATCCATGTAGCAGGAGACATGTCCTGCAAGACCAGATTTGCCCAACACGTAACAAAAGAAGACATTCTGAATGCCTTCATTAACTTTCAGATGCTCTGCCCTGTCACCAACGGAGCAGATTGCACAGAGGATTACCTGGCATCGACTGGCAAGTTCGAGCGTATAGCTGACGATTTTGCCAATGTGCCTTTCGGCATATCACAATTGCCAAACCAAAGTGCTATGATAGGCACAGTGCCCAAATCTGTGCACAACAACTCGGAAATAATTTCTAAAATCATTCCGAGTACAATTTCAAAATTCCTTGAGAAGGAGATTCCTTCCAAGAAAGCCCCTGGAATCACTAGACTAAATGACCCGAGAAACGACAAGTTCATAGAACCAGTTATCAAAGGTGTCACTAAGTATCTTAGCGAAC